TTCTATTTAAATAAATAATATATACATTGTCAATTTTGAAATTCTGTTGTTTCAACAAATGATAATATATAGCAATTTGATAAAGATGATATTCTCTAATTTGCAAATAATTAGTTGAGATTGTTTTTATTTCTAGTAAATCGTTACCACAAATTAGGTCTATACGACCGGAAATTTTTAGACCTTCTATCTCACCTTTTATCTCAACTTCAGCTTTGCAATTTAATTTTTCAACAAAATAATTCTCTATTCTTTCATGATGAAGTTCTCCAAGGTCAAGTACAAGTTCATTAATTCCTTTCTCAAATTCAAATTTCCTAGCAAAATATGATTTTCTAAAACAAACGCCAACTTCACTAGGAAATATTGTGTCTTCCGGATATCTAACTTTAAAGCTTTCTTTTACAAATTCCTCATAATTCATCTTTAATCACCAAGGTTTGAAAATCTCATAAAATTGTAAATTTGATTGCAAATTTCTTCATTTTGTCTTTGTCCGATTTGTAAATCAATATCTAGGGCTTGTAAAATTATTTGTATATCAATAGCTTGTTCTTGTCTTCTAGATTCTAAATTGTCACAAATTACATAATTGTTAGTATTGTTTATCTTTTGTTGAATTAAATCAATTAGAGCTTTTAAAATTGAAGGATATAGAACTCTAGCGTTAATAATTTTATCATAAGTTTTCTTAATTGCTAATTGTATAATGTGTATTCTATCCAAAATTGCTGAAGTAAAAATTTGATAATTTACTAAATAATCTTCTACATCTGGATTTCTTAATTTGTTAATTGTCATATTATATGGATTTCCGGCATAAATTATCGGTATACATTTTTGGATAGTTGAAGATTTACTTTCAGTTCCGGCACCTCTAGTCCACACACAATTTTCCAGACCGGTTGATAAAGTAGCGTTAATTGCACCGAGTTCTTTTGAAGAAAATCCATCTTTCCAATTCTGAATTTCATCAAAAATTAAACCGTTACTTAAAAACACAGCGCCATACATGTTATTTCTGGCATCATAAACTAAATTAGCATAAGTTGGCGGTTCAGTATAATAACGGAAATTAAATACTTCTTGTAAAATCATAAAAGTTGTAGTTTTGCCGGTTCCTCTATTAGAAATTTCCACATAATTAATTTGACGTTTGGTAATTGGCGATTTAAATAATGGGAAAAGTCTTGGCAAATATAAAAAGATATCTTGAATTTCCATCTTTTGAACATCATAACCAAAAGATTGGAGTAATAAGGCGTAAGTTTGATGTTCTTGGTTTGCTAAGTCAAAAAGTTCTTTAGCAATTTCATAATTATTCTGTGGCTCAATTGAATAAATATCGTTAATATACCAGCCATTTACGCCTTTTCTAATTTTAACAAACATATAAGAAGTTATTAAATTATAGAAATCTTCAGGATTATCAGCTATTTGATGTGGGTCAAAATTTCCTATAAATCCGTTTTGAAATCTAGCAATTACGGTGTCATTTTTTACTTTAAAATTAGTAATTTTTGAGATAAATTTTACTTCATTATCAAACAAAAGATAGGATTGGAAATATTGTTGATCAATCCCGCGTTTATAAGCTTTTAAAATCTCAATTTTCTTTCTTTCTTCAATTTGTTTTCCAGACAAAATGATGTTAAGAACTCTTTCTGTGTCACGGGGATTATAAAAAAAAGAATGAATTTTTATTTTTTCAAGTAGTTGTGATTGACTACTCATAAAAAAAATGAAATTTTATGACATTTTAAAATTCGTCTTCAACATTCTTCTTTTGTTGTTTTTTCTGTACTTTTTCCTCTTTTTGACTTGATTTTTGTTCTTGACCTTCACTTTCTAATTCTAATTCTTCTTCTTGAATTCTGTTACCATTTCTTGGCGTAAATTTTACATATTCATTTAAGAGATCGGCATATTTTGTTAAGAATTCTGAAATTAATCTTAAATCTTCAGCATCATTAGCAGTTATACCAATTTGTTTCTTAAAATTATTTTGAGAATGTATGGTCATTGAATATCTTACCTTTCCATTCTCTGGTACTGCATTAAGTTGTACAACTAACCTTTTTAGACCTTTGATTTTCAGAATTCTTGAAGCTGGTTTATTGTTTTGTTTTGCTTGTTGTCCTAACTCATCTATTATTTCTTTAAGGGACGCCATTTATATCCCCTAATTAATAATATATATTATGACAAATTTAAATATTCATAAATATATAATTTAGGACATTTTTTCTTAGATATGAAACAAATGTAAAATGCAATATTCATTATATTCTGAATATGAGATTGGGAAATTGAGAAATAGAAGAAAAAAATATTTAAATTAATTCAAAGAATAGAGACCTAATTATTTTTACTGGTTTTATATTGTATTTTTCTGATAATTTCAACAATTTGTCATAATATAGGTCATCTATAGTAAAAAATACCCTCTCATCATAATTGTCTCGGCTTTCTATTATTTTAAGTTCTTTTTCACCATTTAGAATTTTGTCAATTTCTTGTTTAATTTGTTCTCTTTTTTCATAAAAAACAGATTTATATCTTGAAGGTATTCTTAATTCTATATACCTATTTCTTTGTCTTTTCATAATTTTATATTCTTTCAATCATGATATAAACGTGACATTAACATTTAAATGTCAGGTTTTTAATCTGATGTATGGACTGTCAAAAAATTTTTAATTATCATTTTCTTTATGCTCACACTTATTTTGTAACTATTACTACAAATTATAGATATAATGATACGACAAAAATCTATAAAAAATTTCGGCAATATGTGTATAATCATGATTCGAATGCACATGTTTTTTCGGTAAAGGAATATACAACAAAACTTCACGGTTTACATTATCATGTACTTGTCTTTACGAATAAACGTCTTGATTATTCCAGAGTTCATAAACATATGCCTCCACATTCAGACATAAATATTCAATTAGTCCCGAAAACAAAAAAAGATATAAAAAAAGTTTTAACTTATATGTTAAAAAATCAAGTCATTTAAATTATTTAGATGTTTGATTTTGTGAATTCTGGTTTTGTTCAGCTTTCTTTTGTGCTAAACTATTAACATCCCTTAATGTATCCATATTCATTATCGCATTTACAGCAAGTGTTGTAGTGTCTTTAATACTTTGTGTGGCGGTAATTGTGGCTTTTGTCATTTGATCAATAGCAATTTGGAATGATTGATTTGCCTGTTTTTGGTTGTAAAGATGTACTACTTCTCCGACTACATATGAGCCTATTAATACTCCCATCAACACTAGAAATCCTTCTAATGCATCTGTAGTTATGGTCATTTCAATTTTGTTATTTACAAATTACTTAATAATAAAGTTGGTGCAAAAAATCGAAATATATAAATATGTCATAATATATGTTTAAAAATTGATAGAAAATGATGGAAAAGGGGAAACCAGAAACAAAACCAGAAAGGGTGGTTTTCGGAATTAATATGGACAAAAATTTGAAGATAAAGTTAAAGAAATATTGTGTAGAACATGACATAACATTAACTGAAGCTATAGAAACTGCAATTAAAGAATATCTAGAAAAGAGGGGAGTTAAATGAGAACAATAACTCTAAAAATTGAGGAAGATTTATTAAAAGAAGTAGATGAATATGCTGAAAAACATGGACTTTATAGATCAGAAGTTATAAGAATTGCAATTGAAGAATTTCTACGGACAAATGTAAGGATGACAAAAGCTATGTATAATAGTTAAAAAATAAGAATTTTTTAAGTTAATTCATCTTTTTTTCTTAAATTTTCTTTTCAAATCTTGGTAAAGTCACACTTCTTTGATGTTGATATTTTCCATGATATGGTTTCTCTACTGGAGATAATGTTTTAGCAAAGATTAAATGTAAAAATCTTTCTCCAACTGTCAATTTTACTGGAAATTCTGAGCCTATAACTTCTATTGTGAGTTCGCCTTTAAATCCAGCATCTACAATAGTCGGTGGTATAGAAATTCCAAGTCTAGCATAAGTTGAGCGTAAATTTACAAAAGCCATAATATCGTTTGGAAGTTCTATATATTCGAGAGTTGTTAATAATAGATGTTCATGAGGCTGTACTATAATTTCATAAGAATCTATAATTTCATAAAAATCTTCTATATTATCGTCTGGCGTAAATATTTTGTTTGTCTTTTTCAGTCTGGCAAATGGATTTCTAATTCTTAAATCTATTCCATTTTCTCTA